GCCGCTGCCGCTGCCGTCGCCGTAGCCGCTGCCGTAGCCGTAGCCGTAGCCGTGTATAATCGGTTTGTCTAAGTAGCTCATGATTGCTCAACCTCCAGCGCGGTACGGATTGATTCGGCTGCGTTTCCTGTTACCGGGATAATCTCAATCGCTTCAAGCCATACCGAATCAAGCTCGCCGCAAATCTTGCTGTCGTCTTGCTTGATACCGTGTCGCGCAACGCCTGACAGGCTGATTGATTCTTTAGCCCACCATTCGTACATACGGCGTGCTTTTGTCAGAATCACTTCGTTGCCTGCTTTTTGTTTCAACACGCCGAACCAAACGCCTGCGGAATAAGTGCGAATAATCACTTCCTTGCCGATGGCAAAGTCGTTAATGCCTTTCGCTTCTGTAACTGTTACAGGCGGTTGCGGCTCATGTTGCGGTTCGTCAAATTCAGTTGAAATGTCGGCGCGTTTTACACCCTTTGCCGCTTCGAAATCGGCAGCAATGACTGCAAAGACTTTTATAAGGTCTGACAAACTTTTCACTTCAAATTTATTTGCTTCCATTTTTTGTTTCCTTGTGTATCAAGTGTTTAAAAAAATTTACCGTCATAGGCTGTTATCTTTTAGGCCGCCTCCACCTGTAACCGTTTGTTCGATTTCCCCCATGCCTATCCATGTCTTACTATCGGCTTGCGCCTACCTGAAGGGCGGTTACTACGCTTTCAAATTTTTAAAGAACAGATTAAGTTTTTTATTGAAGCCGCCTCGCTTGAAGCGGCTTGGGTAAGAAACTTAGATTGGGCGAATGAATGTTGTGTTTTGCGCTGTGATGATCGCTTGGCAGGCTGCAAGGTAGGTTTCAAACTCTCTTGTTACTCCGCCCCAAATTTGCTTTACTACATATTTTTTTGCCTTTCCGCGGCCTTTTTCAAAAATTTGGCCGATAGTGCATTCTTGATTGATTGAGTAATCTTCAAATTGCATGGCATTTGCGATGTGTTTCATTTTTAGCTCCTAGTTAGTGTGTTTTGCTTCGATGGGTGTATTTTAGCGAAAAGCTAAAATATAGCAATACGTAGATTTACGAAATTTCGTAATAGTATGATTTTAAATTGAATTAAATTTAGCGAAACGCTTTAAAAATTTTAGGCAACAAAAAAACACCCCCCTCGGGCGGGGGGGGCGGGGGGGGCGGGCGTGAGCGGGGGGATGGAAAAAGACCATCTGTTGTCAGACGGCCTTTGTGATGAAATTTAGTTGTGCAAACCCGTATATTTAAATGCACGGCGAAAGCCGTGAAATTCGGCCTCGAAAACATCGGCGGCGTACATTTCGCCTTCGTCAGGTTCAATAACGACTTTATCGTAAACCTGGTCGAAGGGCATATGGTAGATTTTTTCACCTGTCTTTCTGCTAATGTTGCATTTAATCATGGGGTAAGATTTGTCTAATTTCTGCTGTTCCTTGTAGCTGACGCCAAGGGCATCGGCTATATCCTTGGCTGTATCACTTAATGTGGTAGAGGTTATTAGGAACGTGGATATTTTTTCGCTGCCGGTATGGCTTTTTTTGAAATGGTTGGCTGTGCCGAACAGTTGGCAAATATGATTTTCATGTATTTGTTTTTTATCAGACCAACATTTTGCTTGGATAATGTGTATTTCTCCTTTTTTGCGGCAAATCAAATCTCTGCCTAAGTCTTCAAATCCTTTTAGAATCCCGTGATATTCGACGGAATAGCCTTTTTGTTCGTATAGATAGCCTATATATCGTTCATACATTCTGCCGATTTCGGCCTTGTTTAAAGAGCCGGACAGGTAGCGGTCTAGTGCAAGCTGGTTGCGGCTGCTTGGCGGCAAGGACATATATTCTTCACGGGAAAGGTAGTTGCTGGCGCGGTCGTCGCGGATTTCCTCATCTATCTGCCGTATCTGCTCTGCCGATGACAGGGTTTCATTAAGTATCTCTTCTTCAAAATCAAGCAGAAAAGGAAATTTTTCCTGATAGCTTTTCAGTTGGTATTCGAGAAATTTCAGCTTGGCCGACAACTCGCGTTTTTCGGCAGCAGATACACGAAGCTCTTCGGCAGCCTTTAAGGCGGGGCGTTTTTGAGTTGCAAGAATCTTGGCTTTGGTTTCATCCTCGGCTGTGAATTTTTCCGCTATCATTTCGGACAGCCATTTTCGCCCGGCAATATAGGATTGCGAAAAATAGTGATCCATTTCGGCAGTTTTCTTAGACCATTTTTCTAAAGTTTCCAGTAATTTTTTCTCCTCCCATATCAAGTCGATCAGATTATCTTCTTGTTCTTCTATCTCTTTTTGTCTTTCTGCCCAATCTCGATATTCTACACGCATAGAATAAAGAAGTTTTTCACCTTTTTTAATTTTCTCCATGATTATATTTAAGTAATCATTGCTTTCCTTAATTTCGGACTTAACACAGGCTAAAGATGATAGTGAATTTTCAATTTCTGTATGATAGTGGATAAGTCTATTTTGCATTACACTTAATTCATTTGCATATTTTTCCTTCTCTTCCTGAAGTTTAGCTAACAAGTCTCTTTCTTCCTGATGCTTAAAAATGATTTCTTTAATCTCCTGTTTATATTTCTCGCATTCATTTTTTATTTTACTAACTTCAAAGTTATATTTTTGTATTTTATCAAATAATAATTTTTCATGTTTTTCAGCATTATTTATCTGTTTTCCTTGTAAATTATTATTATCTATCTTAATTTGATAGCCCGTAGCCGCGCTTTGTTCTTTATTCTTCTCAATCTGTCTTTCAATTTCCTGTAACCTCTTTATTCTCGTCATGCTTGGTTGTATTTTTTCGCTATCGGACATTATTTCTAATGTTTTTTTATTTTTCTCTCCTGCCAAATAAAACAGACCATACGACATAATAATAAAAACAAAACATCCAATAATAAAAAACATACGAAACCTTATTATGAAAAGCCGTCGTAAAATTTTAGACGGCTTGCTTTCTAAATAATATTTAATGCCTTATCACTATTGCGCGAGCTTCAGGGAAATCACGCCGTAGTATCTGCCGATGATGCGGAAGCGGTCGTTTTCGTCGATGGGGAAAGCTTGGTAGTGGGGATTGTCGGAGAGGGCGAGGAGGCCGGCGGGGGTTTTTTGCAGGCGTTTGGTGTAGAGGCCTCCAGCGTAGGCGAAGAAGTAGATGCCGTCGCCTGCGAAGGTGTCGGCTTTGGTGTCGATAAGGACGGCGGATGTTTCGGGGATGGTGGGCTCCATGCTGTCGCCGCGCGTGCCGACGATTTTGAGGCCGGAGGTGTCGCGGCCGGAGAAGAGGCGGCGCACGGCGTCGAGGGGAAATTCCACGCTGCTGATGGGGGACGGCCAGTCGTCGGCTTCGATGCCGCCGCCGCACGCGCCCGCCATGTCGAGATGGTCTATGCGGATGGTTTCGGTGTCTTCGGGAGGGAGCGGCAGGGTTTCGGACGGCTGGTCGAACCATGCGTGAGGCTTCCCTGTCAATCTTTCAATTTCTCTTGCTGTTTCAGATTTCAAAGAACGTGGTTTCCCTGTTTTTGAATCGGGGGATGCGTTTATCCATTGGCTGATTTGTGCCGCTGATTTCCCTATAACTTTACTCAATCCATTCTGCCCGCCAAATTCATTGGCAAGAATTTTCAATTTCTCTCTATAAGTTTCTTCAATCGTTTTCATTTTCGGCGAATCCTTGATTTAAATAAGATTTATTTTAGCAAAGTGCTAAAAATATAGAATACGCGAAATGCTTTATTTTTTGTTTAGCGATATGCTAAAATAACGAAAAAATCAACTGGAGTTTATTTTGGATTTAAGCAGCTACTTAGAGCAGCGTGGCGCTGCATCAGATTTGGCGGCGCGGCTAGGTGTGCCGCCGGTGAGCGTTTTTCATTGGTCACGCAGGCGGCGTCCGATTCCAATTGTGCGCTGCGTCCAAATCGAAAAGCTGACCAACGGCGCGGTGACGCGCAAAGACCTGCGCCCGGACGACTGGCACGAGATTTGGCCTGAATTGGCAAAAAGCAGCGAAAAAAGTGAATAACCAAAAGAAAAGAAAGGAAAAAAAATGAAGAAGCAAGATAAAAACCGCCTGTCAAAGAAAGACAGACGGCTTATTAAAAAAGCGATGCTGAAAGCCGCCGCCAAAGGCTGCGATGAGGTTTACAGAATCGCGCAGGGTTTGAAAGATGGCTTTAAATTACTTGGTCGGAAAGACGGTTGACTGCCCGGACAGACGGGCGACAAAAAAGGAAAGCCCCCCCCCGCGGAGAGGGGGGGGGGGGGGGGGGGGGGGAGATTTGGCAGAAGTGAAGTAAACATGATAGACCAAAAACAGACACAGTGCAAGCAGATTGTTGATTATATACGCGCAAACGGGCACATAACGTCACTAGAAGCGGCGAAACATCTGAACATCACGCAGTTATGCGCCCGAATCGTTGACTTGGAGAGCAGGGGATTTGTTTTCAACAAGCCTAAATTCAAGGTCGGCAACTGTAAAAACCCGGTCGCCCATTACTCGATTGCCAGGTCAGGAATTGAACTATGAATGAATTTATCCCAAACAGTTTTCAGATTGCAAACTCGGTTATCGATGAATACCTGTCGCAGATGAGTGGGAACGCCCTTAAATGCTACATCTTGATTGTTCGGAAAACCAGAGGCTGGCAGAAAACGCATGACAGTCTTTCGATTTCTCAGATTCAAAAATTTACCGGAATCAGAAAAGAAGAAACGGTTCAGAAAGCTATTAACGAACTGGTCAATTTAGGGCTGATTGGCAAGCAAAGCAGAATCGGATTACCAAACGAATATTTTTTAATTTCAGACCCAAAAAAAGGGGTAACACCACCCCCTAAAAATGGGGTAGGACCACCCCCAAAAAAGGGGGGTCACATAAATACAAAATACAAAAAACAAATATCTACTAACGTAGATATTAATACAGCGTCCGAAAAAACAGCGAAAAAACCAATCAAGCATGAAGCCGATTTAGCACTGTTGGCAGAGCATGGAATCGCTGGGCAAATTGCTGAAGACTTTTTGACAATCCGAAAAGCAAAACGGCAGCCGCTGACAGAGACGGCTATGCGCCTGATTGCATCGGACGCGGAGAAATGCGGGATGACTGCGGCGCAAGCGGTTGAATACGCCATCGGCAACGGCTGGGGCAGTTTTAGGGCTGAATGGCTGAAAAACAAAACTTTCGGCAGGTCTGGAAACCGTGGTGGTCTGACACACAATCAAACCGCCGATGTCATGGACGGCAGGAAGTACGGCGACAAGCCGACGACGGATTTTTAATGGGTTTGGGAATGGCTTTGAAAAGCGCATCTGATTTTTTGAAAAGCTACGGCGGCGCAAAAACCGAACAACGGCAATGCGCCGAGCATGGCGAATACACGTCAAAAAGCATTTTTCGCGGCGTGTGGACCGGTTGCCCTGTTTGCCAAAAGCTGAAAGCGGCGGATGAGATGGCGGCATACGCGGAAACGCTGCGCCGCGAAGCGAAACGCGACGAATTGTCAAAACGCATCGGGCGATCAGGCATAGCAGAACGGTTTAAAAATTGCCGGATTGAAAATTATGCCGTCGATGATGCGGTGCCGGGAATGGCAAGGGCAAAATCTGCCGCCGCCGACTATGCGGAAAACTTCGAGGATGTTTTGCAGACCGGCCGGAACATGATTTTTTCGGGTAAGCGCGGCACTGGGAAAAACCATCTCGCCTGCGGCATTGCCCACAAAATCATCGGCGACGGCAAAAGCGCGATTGTGATCACGGTAGGCGATATGTTGCAGACGGTCAAAGACAGTTTCAACGGCGGCAGTGAAAAAGAGGCGGTCGGTGTGTTTGTGAAGCCCGATTTGCTGGTGTTGGACGAATTTGGCGCGGGCAGCCTGTCTGAAACGGATGGTCGGATTTTGTTTTCGGTCATCAACGGTCGATATGAGCGGCTTATGCCAACGCTGGTGTTGACTAACTTATCGGCTAAAGATTTCCGCGAAAACGTTGATGCCCGTATCAGAGACCGCTTGAGAGATGGCGGCGGCAAGTTGATACCGTTTGATTGGGATAGTTACCGTGCGTGAAACCTGCTACTACTGCAAACACGCAGATTTTAAAACCCAACTGGACACGCCGATGCGCGGTTTTGCGAAATGCGCGAAGGCGCGGAATGCGGAAGAAAAAGCGACCTACTACCCACGGACAAATCCATGTGTTACCGGCGCGTTTCAGACGGCATCGGAGGCGGTAATCGCAAGAAGGACGGCGGTTCTTGGAGAATATCCCCCGCAATGCGCCAAATTTGAGCAGGAAGACGGGTAAAACGCTTTGGGAATACCCTAACATACCCGACACGGAAAAAAGCGTTAAAACGCAAATTTGAAGGAAATACGAAAGGAAATAAGAAATGGCAGTGCAAAACACCCCCGACACCCCGGCACAATCCGCCGCGCAACAGGCCGACAACATCAACCCGAAACACTACCGTCAACACGTCTACGAGTGCATCGAATTTACGATGCACATGAATTTCAACCTTGGCAACGCCTTCAAATACATTTGGAGGCACAAAGAAAAAGGCGGGCGTGAAGACTTGGAAAAGGCGGTTTGGTATCTCGAGCGGCAACGAGACGACTCCCCTAAGTTTAAAAAACTTAAATGCAGACACTATGACGAAATGTACGGTGATCTGAATGACTGCGGGTTTGATAGGGACACGGCGGACGCGCTGCGTAGCGTTTTATTCATTGCCTACTACGGCAACAATCATGACAGTGAAGATAATTTCGCGTGGGCACTTGCCTGTGTCAGAAAACTGCTTGCGGCGGTATCGGATAAAGGGGAATGAAAATGAAAAACTGGTTAATCGAGAAATTGGGCGGAGTAAGTAAGAAAGACTATGAGGAGGTTATTCAGACCGCTGAGCGATTGAGAATCACGGTGACAGATTACAGTCAGAGGATTTCAGACGGCCTGAAAGAAAAAGCCGAAATGAGAGCAGAAAAAGCTGAAATGGAAAAAGCGGCGGAAATGGTCAGCGCGAACCTATCCGAAACAATCAGCCGTCTGAACGAAGAGCGCAAAGTTTCCAACGGCTTGATGGCAAAAGGCACGGCACTGGGAATCAAGGTTTCAGAGCTACAAGACGAATTGGAGCGTAAAGACAAAGAACTTGTCGATACGAAAGTGAAATTACTGGACGTTTTGCGAAATAAACCTTCTGACCCCGCGCTACGAAGCGAGATTGCACGGCTGAAAGCTGAATTGGAATTGTTGAAACGCAATAAATTCAGGCGAGGCCGCAAATGATGACACTGTTTTTAATTGGGTTTGGTGCAATCGCGGCACTTATCGGCATCACTCTTTGGGTAGATATGCCGCCGATTGATGAATTTGGACGTGATTTGAAAAAGGAGGGGTGGGATGGATTCTAAAAAATGCAATAAATGCGGGAAAGTGAAACCGTTGCCAGAGATGACTAGACGCAGAGATGAGGAAACAGGGGAGTTTAAATACTTGTCTCTTTGCAAATCCTGCAAGGCGGAATATCAAAAAAAGCAAAAGATGGAAAAACGAGAGGCTCCTAAGTCTAAAGTTTGCACATGCTGCAAGCAAGAAAAGCCGATAGACAGCTTTTATAAAAAATATCCAAACCGTGATGGTGTTTGGGTGTATTACTGGACATGCAAGGCTTGCAAACGAGAGGCTTACAGAGAAAAGCACGGCGTTAAGCCAGTTCCTAAGCCGCCAAAGCCAAGCGTGTGGGATTTGACGTGTATGCCTAAAGGCTTGAGCGTTGAAGATACTGTCAATCTTTCAAACGAAGCATTCCCCCTGTTGAGTAACCAGTATTGGAAAGCAGGGGAAGCCCAAAAGATTTACAAACAATTCGGCATGAAATGGAGCTATTTATGAAATTCTCGGTATTTTTGATTTGTGTAGCGGTCGTAGTGTTGGCGATTGGCTTTGTCGAGTATATGGCAAAGAAAGTACGCAACCAAGACGATGACGATGATTGGGGTGGGCATTGTCAGTATTGATAGAAAAGCCGTGTAAGTCTGTATTGCTTCCTTACCCTAACAAGGATTTAAACCCGAATAAACGGCTAAATCCTCACGTTAAGGCAAAAGTTTTTAAGGCGGCAAAGAATGAGGCTTACACGCTTGCAGAAAGAGCCGGGCTAAAGGGGATTCAGCAAAGGAAGCTTAGATTGCTGTTTTCCCCGCCAGATAGGAGGAGGCGAGACTTAGACAATATGCACGCAAGCATGAAAGCAGCTTTAGATGGCATTGCGCTTGCTATTGGTTGTGATGACAGTGAGTTTTGCCCAATTATTATTGACCGTGCACCGCCGGTAAAAGGTGGTTCGGTATTGGTGGAGTTTTATGGTGATTAAATTTTTCGCGTTTATTTCGGCATTAGTTTTTCTTTATGCTGGCTATTTCGTAAGTAAAGTTCTGTCCGTGCTTAATTTAAAAAAAACGTTAATTTTTCAAAAAGGCAACAGGAAAGTAGTGGAAATTCATACGATGCAACTGTTTATTTTTGTTGTTTTTTCCGTGATTTGGGCTTTCCTTATGCTTTCATTCGCGCTGAAACCTTAAGGAGTTTTATAAATGACTAGAGAAGAATTGAGGTTATTGGCGTTGTCGTATCGAAATATTGACTGGCGTTTAAATTTCCGAAGCAGGAGTAAGTCAACACTTAAAAACCGCGCGAAGAGGAAGAGTAATTGAGCGCGATCAGAAAAGCGGCCAAAGGGGAAGATTGCACACTCAATATCGCGGGGGTGTGCAATTACAACCCTGAAACAGTGGTTTTGTGCCATTTTCCGAGCGAAACGCACGGCATGGGGCTGAAGAGTAACGATTTATCGGCAGGCTTTGGGTGTAGTGCTTGTCATGACGTGATAGACGGCCGGTCGCATATCAAGTTGAGTAAGGAAGATAAAGAGTTTTATATGCGGCGGTCGCAGTTCAGAACGCTTTTAAAGCTGATAGACAAGGGAATCGTTAAATGCAAAGCGTAGCGTATAGGCTGACAAAAGACAACAAGCGGCCACTGATGACGACCATCTACAACAATCTAGGCGTATGGCTGGAGGCAAACGCAGAGCTTGAAGTATGTGTCAGGCCGTACAAATCAAAACGGAGCGTAGAGCAGAACAGGAGGCTTTGGGCAATCTACGGCAAATTGGCAGATGAGGCGTGGGTCAACGGCAGGCGATACAGCGCGGAAACGTGGCACGAATATTGCAAAGGAATGTTTCTAGGCTATGAGTTAAAGGCCATGCCGGACGGAACGGAGCTTAAAACGCCAATCAGCACGACAACGCTAAACACGGCAGAGATGACAGACTATCAAAACCGCTTGCAATCGTGGGCGGCTGGGGAATTTGGGATAATTTGGGAGTTTTAAATGCTGGTACAGTGCAATGAGGAAACGGGCAGGCGGTGCGGGGAATCGCATGGGCGGTCTAAGCTGACGGACAAAGAGGTTGAGATAATCAGGCGGCTTAACGAACAGGGTGTCAATTATCATATTTTGGCGCGTAGTTTTGATTGTTCGCCCGAAACGATTGGGCGCATTTGCCGGTGTGAAATTCGCAATGTGATTAAAGTAAAGTGGAAAAAATTAAATGCTGACTGAACAACAAAAACGATTCGTCGAAGAATATTTGATTGATATGAACGGGGCGCGGGCGGCACGGGCGGCGGGTTATTCGGAATCGGCGGCGCGTGAAACCGCATCACGCCTGCTTAAAAAGCCGGAGGTTGCCCAAGCTGTCCGAGAGGCGCGCGAAAAACTCTCGGAGCGTACGGAAATTACACAAGACTGGGTGTTGCAACGATGGGCGGCTATCGCCGATGTGGATAAGCGGGAGTTTTTTGATGATGCCGGCCGCCTGCGTCCCGTGAGCGAGTGGACGCGCGAAATGGTATTGGCGGTCGATGGCCTTGATGTAACGGAAACAGAGGGCGAAATCGCCGTCAAGGTGTCGAAACTAAAACTGTCGAGCAGCAAAGCCGCATTAGACAGCATCGCCCGTCATTTGGGTATGTTTAAGGATAAGGTCGAGGTGTCAGTCGATGAGACGCTGGCGGAACGTATCGCACGGGCAAAGGCGCGTTTGAAATGATAGACCTGAACAGCCAAATCATCGAAGCCGCCGTCGCGTATCAGCATGACCCATTGTCTTGGGCGATGTTTGCCTATGATTGGGATAATGGCGAATTGGAGGGTTATAAATCCCCACGCGCGTGGCAGGCGAAAATCATGGAGGATGTGAAAAACCATCTCTCCAATCCTGAGACGCGCCATATGCCGTTGATGATCGCGGTTGCGAGCGGCCACGGTATCGGCAAATCAGCGGAAATTGGAATGCTGATTAACTGGGCTTTATCAACGTGCGAAGATAGCAAGGTCGTTATCACGAGTAACACGGAGACGCAGTTGCGCACCAAAACCGCGCCTGAAGTGGGTAAATGGCAGCGGTTGAGCATAACGGCGGATTGGTTTAACGACGCGGTTATGAGCATCACGGCAAAAGACCGTCTGAATACCAAGACTTGGCGTGCTGACTTTGTGCCGTGGTCGGAGCATAATACAGAGGCATTCGCCGGTCTGCACAATAAGGGCAAGCGCATTATGCTGGTGTTTGACGAGGCGTCGGCGATTGCGGATAAGGTTTGGGAGGTCGCCGAAGGTGCGCTGACCGACGAGGACACCGAAATTATTTGGCTTGCCTTCGGAAACCCGACTCGAAATATCGGGCGATTCCGCGAATGCTTCCGCCGGTATAAGCATCGGTGGATAACCTACCAAATCGACAGCCGCACGGTCGAGGGGACGAACAAGGCGCAGATGCAAAAATGGGCGGAGGACTACGGCGAAGAGTCGGACTTTTTCAAAATCCGCGTGCGCGGTATGTTCCCGTCAATGTCTGCCCGTCAGTTTATTTCGGAGAATGACGTATCGGCTGGGTATGGCAAGCATATCCCCAAATCGCAATATGAGTTTGCGCCGAAAATCATCACGGTTGACCCGGCGTGGGAGGGTGACGACGAATTTGTGATTGCGATGCGGCAAGGTTTGGTGTTTAAAATCCTTGAGACGTTCCCGAAAAACGATAACGACCTGATCGCCGCGCAAAAAATCGCACGGTATGAGGATGAGCATAAGGCGGATGCAGTATTTATCGACGCGGGATTTGGTACCGGCATTAAATCAGCCGGGCAGGGATTGGGTCGTGATTGGAAATTGGTGTGGTTTGCGGGTAAATCGAACGACCCGGGTTGCTTCAACAAACGCGCGGAAATGTGGAAAGCGGCGCGTGATTGGCTGAAAAATGGCGGTGCTATACCTGACGACCCGATGTTGCGCGATGAATTGCAAGCACCCGAACTTGTTCCGCGTGTTGATGGGAAAATACAAATCGAATCCAAAAAAGAAATGAAATCGCGCGGTGTGCCAAGCCCAAACCGAGCTGATGCGTTGGTTATATCGTTTGCGTATCCTGTCATGAAAAAAGAATTTGTAGGTCGTGATGGCGGGGCGCAGGTTCGCAAGGATTATGACCCGATTTGATTTAAAAGATAATCCCGATGTTAACAATTAATAACATCGGGATTTTTTTACTGTACTGCCTCTGATAAAGCCTTGTGTCGTGCTTTGCAGTCATTGTACAAGTGGACTACCTGCAACGACCAGGGCAATATCTCTGCGCCGGTACTGCCTGATAGTTTTGGCAGTTTGGGGCATGGCTGCACCAAGTCGGCAGGCGGTTTAATTGCTGTCGGCAATGGCGGCGTTGATGACTGACAGGCCGTCAGAATCGATGCACACATTACGATAGACAGGGCGTTCAACGATTTTTTGCACTTCAACATATCTAATCCTTTCTTTTTCTTCGCGTTCTGCTTTTTGGTCTTGGTACTTCTCGGACTGTGCGCGTTGCTCTTTGGCTTTCTTTATGGCTTCTTCTTTCAGGCGGTTCGATATTTCCAATGTCATATCGTCGCGCCCTTTTTGGTAGGCTTTTTTAACGCTTGCGTCCCACCAAAAAACAAGACCGATGATGGCGATAATTACAGCGAGATACCGCCAGTATTTTTTAAGTAATATCAGTATCATAACGTTTTAACATCTCCGTATAGTTTGATAGTCTTGCTCGGCTTGCTCAAAAGCCGCAAGGTCTGCGTTTTCGCTTGCCTCTCGGCTTTTGGCTTGCCACTCTTTAATCATGCGCTCGCAAAACTCTTTAGGTGTCATTGCGCCGCCATGCAGTTGTTGTAACGTTTTTCGGTGCGCGTCCATACGCCTTTGCAACCGCGTGGACCCCAGTTGCTGGGTCGGCTACAATCGCGCCCGGCGGCGAATCGGTAACGTAACAGGGCGCGGCAGGCTGCTACATGGTTGCCCTTGAGTAACTCGCGGCGCATGGATGACGTGTAAAACTTTTGTGCGCCGAAGTTGTAAAAGAAGTCGATATAAACGTCATATTCGCCTTGAGATAACTCAACGCCGGGCAACATGGCTTTCATTTTCGCTTCATCTTTTCCGACGTGGGCGCGGAGCATCTTATCGGCTCGTTCACGGCTGACAGGCGGGTCGGAGATTTTGACCTTGCTGCCGTCCTCGTAAACGGTGCTGCCATGTCCTACCGTCGCAACCTTGCCGATGTCGTGGTATGGCTTGGCGCGGTATCCCTCCTCTGCCTTGATGCCGAAAATAGCGATGACAGACGCGCTAAGGATGGCGATGGGGACTTTGTGATTAATCTTCATAACAGTTTCCTTTCTTGATTTTCTCTTTTCGCATTTCGTGCAATTCTTCGGCGCGTCGGTTTTCCTTTATTTTGTAGTACCAGTTCACAAAAAAACCGCCGACCGCGACGGATACACCTATAATCGTTATCCAATCAATGCCACTGATTAAGCCAATAACCCCTGCGCTTGCTCCGCTGTATGTGGCATTACTGGCATAACTGGATGCTTGTGAGGCTGCTTGCATAGACGTTTCTAATTTGTTCATTTTGTGCTTTCTCTAAATGCCGCCCGTCATTTTCAGCTTTTCTTGGATGGCTTTGATTTGTTCGGACATGTCGGCAAACTCTTTTTTGATGTCGCTGAGCGTCTTATTGAACTCTTCGACTGTTGCGTTAAATGCGCCGACCTGCTTCTCATACCCGCGCACATCTTGCTGGAATTGCTTCACCTGCTGCGGGTAGTCGTTGTTGACTATTCTCGTGCCGTCTGCGCTCCATGAAAGCCCTGATTTCGGTTCAGGATTTGGGATGGCTAGGTTGATTTTCTTGTCAGATGTAATGGGTTGGTGCAATGTTCGACGCAATCGGTCGAGGATTTGTAGGGATAAAATCAATTGCCGGTCTAAACTGCCGTTCAATACCTGTGGATAAAACCCGCCCTGATTGGTAAACATGGTCGGCTGCGTGTATGCCAATCCGCTGACAATAATCATTCTGCTGCCTGTCGGGAGCGGATTTTTCAGCGTGACGGTGCCGCCTGCGTTGTTCTCTTGGTCTGGGTTTTTGGTTACTTCATACTCTTCGCCAAAGGCAAGTTTCATCTCTTCGGGCGTGTCGGCTCTCGCTATGTAAACCAATACGTCTGACGGATGGAAAATCTTGAAATTGAACGGGTAAGTACGTTCTGAACCATTGCCGGTAAAGAATCCAGTTTTGACGCTTTGAGAATGGATTGCCATAAAAAAAGCCTCTTTTGGAAATACCTAATGATATTTCTCAAAGAGGCTGTTATATGCAGGACTGATTAATTGCCTTGATGGCCCATCAGTAATGCTGCCGGATTGTCGGTCTCGTCATCTTGTAACGCTTCTGCTCCCTTGATGGTTCGGTTGATTTGCGCCGATGGAATGCCGAAAACATCGCCGAGAAGATTGATACTTGCACGAACAAAAGCATGGTCTATTTCGCCCTGTTCCGCCTGTTGCGCGAACTTGTATGTGTCGTCGATTGGGCGCAATCCCGATGGGCCTGTATAGCCATAGAACCTATCGCCAGTGATAATATTGGCGAGTTGTGCAAGTTCGCGCCCACCGACGAACAAACCGAGCAGGAAGCTGATTTGCTCTTTCGCCAGTTTCTTTGCCAAGTCCTCGTCGTCGTCGCCTGGTATCAGTGCGGATCTAATCATGGCGTTAAGCGCGTTGGGAATGACGTAAATCATTATCAAATTCGCTGCCAGTTTGGCTTTGCTTTTTTGCGTTTTTACTTCGACAAATCCCTGATTCAAGGCGGTGTTCATGTAGGCATAAAACACGGTAAACAGCTTTTGGGTATTGCTTCCGCGTTCAAATTCCGAAAGGTCTTTGATTTGTCCGCCGCCCTGTGTGTCTAAGACGGTTTGGTCGGCAAGTTTGATGGCGGTGTCCAGGTCTTTGCCGCTATCCATAGCCTTTGCAAGCGCGCCATGCCAAATGGAGGTATCGACGATTTGTTGTATTTTCAACATCAGCCAGTACGAATATTTGGTCAGGAATTTACGGATTTTGCCCGCACCGTTGATGGTTGCCGCCACTTCTCGGATTTCGCGCAATCGGGTGTTGCCACGGTTGCGCATAAACTCCGACTGCTCCATTGCTGTCCGCGTTGCCTTGATGGGGTGGGTGGTGAATTGGGACAAGCCTACCCATGCATATTTCCCACCAAGACGGGTAACGGCAGGGATGAAGCCTGTACTTTGAAGGATTGCCGATACGATGTTGAAACCAAGCCCGGCCATGCTGACGTTTTGGCGCAGCAATCCTGAATACTCATCGAAACCTTCTACCGGCGCGGTATTGCCGCGGGCAATATCTTCAAGGGCTTTGTTCAGTTTCTGCTTCGCCTGTGCGCCCAATGTTTCGCGGATTGCCTTGTCAATACTGCTTGATTTCAACAGGCGTGCCGCATCGATGACGGCTTCGCGGTGCGTGAGGTCATGAATGATTTCGTTCAGTCCGTTGTAGGTAACGGACAAATCCAATAACAACGGGCGATTCTTCACGGCGGCCGCACGGTCTTTGGTAAAGCTGTGCCGCGTGTTGGCCGCCATCTTCGCCGCGCTCTTAATGTCTTCTATGTCAGTAAGGGCGTTGCCGCTCTCGGCTGCCTGCGTGCTGGCGGAATCGTATTTGGCCGGGTAATACCCGCCGCGCAATGTCAGCAGCTCGCCGTCTGCGGTGCGGACGGTCAGCGGCTTGGCTTCAACCCATTGCGGCTCAATGCCGACCACTTTTCTTTCCAGTTCGGCAATTTGCGGGCGGAAACTTTCGAATAAATCCCATACCTTTTGGACTGCCTGCCATTCTTTGCTGGTCAGGTTCTGCATCGCGTCCATCACTTCGTCCATGTTCCAGTTGCGGACGCTGCCATGCCCGCCGCTCAAAAGGCGTTGAATGTTGCCTTCGTTACCCATGTTTAGGGCGATGGCGAACAGTTGGCGGCGTGTGAATTTCTGCCCGCCGATTTGATATTCTGCGCTGCGCCAATATTCGCGGTGCGTCAGGTTGTCGTTTAGCGGCTTCAAGATTTCTTCAAGCTTTTGTGCCGTCTCCGCCGTCATGGTTGCTTCCCGGTCGGCGGCTTCGTTAATTGGGCGGATGAAGTAATTCCAAAACGCGCCGGCGTCTTTGCCACCGTCCAAGATTCGGGCGATGGATGAAATTTTGATATGCCCCCACATGAAACCGCTGAAGCCGTCTTCTACACGTTCGATGTTGTTCGCCGCCGTCGATGTGCGTTTATCGTGGTCGCGTGCATTATCGCGGATTGATTCGACAATTTTGTCGCGGATTTCCTGATAGGTGCGTTTATCGCGGGCGGTCAGCATTTTGTTTTTCAGGCGGCCTAAATGCTCAATGCCTTTCACGGTGTCCACCAGTACGCGCATTTCTTCAACGGTCATCTCCCGATAATTGCGCTTCGCCTGAATCTCGGCGATATACTCGGCGTCGATGTTGTGGGCGCGTCCTTGCTCTTCCATCTTTTTGACGAACTGGAGCAGGGAAGTGCGTTTGTCCAAGTCTTTCAGGCTTGGCGCGTTGCTCAATTCCACCGATTCCAATAACGCTTCGATTTGCTCGCGGTACTCAATATCAATGGGTTTGACGACGCGGTTAAATTTGCTCAAGTATTTGCGTGCCGATTCCATTTCTTCACGCGCTTTCAGTACCTCACGCGCCATTGAATTTTGCAGTAGTTGATTGCGTTTCTGCGTGGCGGCGGTCGGAATATCGCCTTTACGGAATGCTTCCATACTCGCTTTGGCGGCTTTGGCTTCCGCGCGGGTATAGACCGACGGGCGCAAATCTCGGACTTTGATTTGCTCGACTTTTTCTTGCGCGTAAACGGATGCCGCTTTTCGGATCAGGTTTGCCGACCCTGTTGCTTTGGATAGTGCCTTAAACTCGGCGGCGATGATGCGCTGACGGATTTCGCTGTGTGCCGCAAGATCGGCGGCTTCTTCAAAGTCTGCCTGCGTCGGCACTTCGCCTTTTTCTGCGAGAACGTTCAGATATGCGGTTTCTTCGATTGCTTCCTGCGGTGGCTGGGCTTCAGTCAGGGCGCGGATTAAATCTTCTCCGCCTGAGAATACCGGCTCGCCGTCCTCATTCAAAATCAGGTCTGATACAAGGTCGGGGTGCATTCCGCCGTTTTTGCGCGTCATGTCAAAATCAATCAGGCGTTCAAGCGTCTGCCCGTCCACGCCCATTGCGACAAGGCTGTCATGATCGAAGCGGACGGCGGTCAGGGCGTATGGGTTGGCTACATGGTCGCCCGCCTTTTGCTCGTGCGGAACATAGGCGGAACTGTAACGCTTGGTACCACGCATTTCATCAAAGAATCGTTCTTCAAAGTCGCGCGGGTCTGCCTTACCTGTATCATCAACGGGCAAGTATCCCTCCTCAGTCAAAGCCTCAATCATGCCGTCGATGCTACGACCGTTGGTTTTGCGCAAAACGGGGTATCCGATATGGACGGCGGGGATTTTGTCTTTCGGGTCTAATCCGAACTGGCTAATCATCTCGTCTTTGTTCACGCCGCCAAGCTTGGCAATGGCTTCAAACAGGCTGTCATGCGCCGCGTTCACCTGCTTGTTGAACTTCGGTTTGCCGTCCCCGATGCGGTTTTCTTCGGTCATGCGGGCGGTCAGAAGCTGCCATGCCCGATATACGGGCTGGCTCATGATGCTGCCGCGTGCCGCCATTTCCGCGCGCTGGAAGTCTGCTTTATACTGTTTGCGCATCTCGCGGATTTTCCGCGCACGAAGATTGCGGATAAATGCCATGTCGCGTAACGCGCGGGCGGTCAGGTTGTCTTGCGCTTCTGCTGTTGCGCGTTCGGCGTTGTGCCGGTATTGCGCATAATCCGTGTCGTCCATGCCCGCCTGTGCCGCATCTTCAAACATCGGGGTCATGCCGTTGATGTATTGTGCTTGCTGAATCTGCTCGTCGCTGGCAAACATTCTGTCAAACACGCTGCGGACTTCATCGGTCAATTCTACGTTCAGGTTTTTCAGGGATTGATATACCTGTTTCAGCCATGAACGGAAACGACGGAATACCCCGCGCAATTCTTCGCTTGGTGCTTTGCCTTCGTAAAGGTAGGCTTCAAAACCGCGCGCCCATTTCTCGTGATTCTCGCGCTGCTCGTTCAGGCTCATTGCGTCCCATGCGGCAAGGTCTTTCACGCCGAACCAATCTAAGGTCGTCTGAACGTCGGACAGGAATTGCCGTTCCTGTTCGGTCAGGTTTTCGGCAGGCTTGGCGGTCAGGTCGCGGGCGATGCGGGTATTCGTTTCAAGAAAGAAATGCCCCAGTTCGTGAACGAATGTAGAAGCGTCGGCGTTTTTCAACAGGGCAATCAGGTTATGCTCACGGCTGAACATTCCACGGTCTGCGCCGCCTTGATACAGTATACTGTCGTTTTCGGGCGAGAATGCGCCGGTATTGTCGGTGGCGGATTTGATTTGGTTTGAATTAAAAACAACAACCGTCAAATGCGGCTTAGTTGGGACGGAACTATCAAAGTTATCCCGAATATCTTTTATCAGGATAGAATCATTGCCGCCGCGTTGCGCATCATATGTAGCGCCAAAAACCTTGTTTCCGATTTCGCTATATTTGTTTCCTTGTGCGTCAAATACTGCAGGGTGCATTGATCTAACAAACAACTCAAGAGTCCCGGCACTATTTCCCCTTTTCCATTGCTGATATGAATCCGCTACTTCTTTGGAATCTGTAAGGTGAACCCATAATTTCCCCGTATTGGACTTAAACCCATCATCAAGAATTTTATCTACTGCAGTAGTACCGTGATATACCACCAACGGCTCGCCCGTCTTCTCATTCACCACCTTGGAAGCATTGGCTGGGTCGTTCTCCCAATCACCAAACCATTGTTTGAAAGCAGGGGTGCGAACCTGTACCCATTGGCGGTAAGTCAGTTCGGTTTCGCCGTTCGCCTTGGCTTTGTTGTATACCTCCTCGCCGCCGT